ACTTCGCTTCCGGCCTGGATCGGCTGATACGTGCCGGTTGGGGTGAAGGCGTTGCCGTTGGTGACGGTGATAGCCGTTTGCGCCGTTATCCGCAGATCGTCGGCCACAACTGCGTCACCGTCGGAGATGGTCAACCCGCCAGCGGTCACGGTCAATCCGCCAGTCTGTATAGTCACAGCATCGGCGAAGTTGGCCGTGCTCTCAGCGTCTACTGCGCCGGTCGCCCCATCCACATGGAACTTCTGCGTTGAGTGATTATCACTGTAGATATACAAATCGGCACCATTATACAGATATGCATCGTCTTGCGCGTCAATGCTGATCCGTTCGCGTATGGCCCGCGCCTCCGGCGATTCTACCTGGATGACCCAGCCCAACACGGCGAATACCGCCAGCGCCGCGCTCAGCACGATAGACAGAATTTTCTGCCATTGTTCTTTGGAAATGTTCATAACTACCTCCCGCGTTCAGATGTGGGGGCGGGTTAGGCCCGCCCCCCTTGTTGAGCCGCCTAGACCAGGATATTGTAGACGCCAGCGGTGTGCGTAGCACTAGAGCGAGTGCCCCGCGCGGCTACCGCTTCACGTAGAGACGTGACCATGATGTATTGTCGCTTCTGGATGTCGCGGTCCACCTCAATCAGCAGTTCGCGCCGGAATCCAACGTACCACATGTTCCGGTTGACGATGCTCAGCGAGCCGAGGGTGTTGTTGCCGCTGGTCGTGCTTACCTTGCCATCGGCTTCGCCCAGCGGATGGCTGGCTGAGACGACGATGGGGATTCCGCGATAGGCCGCCAACTGGCCGGTCATCAGCACGGCTTTGGGGCCGAACTTGTCAATGGTCAGCACACCGTCCAGGTTCAGAAAACCTTTCAGATATGTCGACACATCGCAAACGATGACGCACTGCTCAGGATTGACGGCGTACTTGCCCATCTTCACCAGCGCACCGATGACATCGGCATCAGCCAGCGCATCGCCGCCAGCATCCACGCCTTGGTCTGTATTGTCTACCAGCCACAGGTGGCGGATGCCGTCCTGCCCAGCACTCAGGTAATAGCTGTCGTCAGACGGATCAGCGTCGTCCAGATTGATGTTGCCAGTCGCCGCGTTGGTGCTGTCGGCGTTGAGGGCGAAGGCGTCTATGATCTCTGCGCCAGAGATGGCCAGCCGAGCGCGAATGGCCGGAGCCATCGCAATCACGGCGTCCTCATCCAGCGTGTATGACCAGTTCTGTTCGGTGACCAGTTCCGTTGCCGTCAGCGTGCTCTTGGCAGTCGCCGGATCACTCGCTGTGGTAGCCGTGTTCTCTGTGCCCTTGCGCCATGTCACGTCGCCCAGGCCCAGCGGCACGTCAAACGGGTTTGTCGGCATGGGGATAACGGTCAGTGAGTTGGCCACGCGGGAAGCCAGGAAGAAGTCCTCCCACAGTTGCGCGGCCATGTCGGTCGGCACCAACTCATCGCCAGTACCACTACCCGTGCTGGTCAGCGCCTTCACCGCCTCGGCCAGGTCATCCGAGGGTGCGGGGGCGCGTCCAGGCATGAGGAAATGACCTTCCTTCATGACTTTGTGGGCCAACCACAGGTCAATCGGGCGCACCTTGTAGCTACCGAACTTGCTGTAGCCATTGGCGGCGAAGTCCTTGAGCAGTCGGCGATAGCGATTGCCTTCTTTCAGGTTCTCGCCCGCATAGATCACATCAGCCACAACGGGGTTGGTGCCGCGCCGGATGGGGGCTTCGGCGGCCTGGGCCTTCACCTTTTCCTCGACCAGGGCCTCCAGCGTTTCCTTGATTTTGTCCATGTCCAGCGTGGCGCTGTCGTCCTTGTGCTCTTTCACGGTTGTTTCCAGTTCCGCTATCCTCTGGAGAATAGTGTCTAGTTTCTCACTCATTGTAATACCTCCTCGATAGTGTGTTCTAATTGATTGATAGCCTCGATCAGGGCCGCTTCTTCCTCCGGCGTGAGTTCAGCGTCAGCATCGTTGTTGCCGGTGGGAATATCATCGTTGTCGGGTTCATTGTCGTCGGCTTTCTGATCGGATACAAACTCTATTTGACCCGCCCATCCGTCCGTCAATATCTCCAACTCCTCCGGCGTGGCGAGTTCTTCTACGGTCTTGCCTTCGTCATCACGATCCGCGATGCGCCGCTTGATTTCGGCCATCGCCGCGCGTTTAATAACGTTCAAGTCAGAACAAGAGAGGCGCATACCTTCTCGATCCGCGTCTGTTTCTGGCTTTTTCCAGTGACTCAGGCCGTAGTCGCTTGGCTTCTCTGGAAATGAGCCCTCTAGCGGGCTGGGGGGACCGCTCCGCGCCGATATGCTCTCGGCATCCACCAGCGAGCACGGCGGTTTCATCCCCGCCGCAATCATCGCCACGCGGCGCACTGTGCCGCGAATCGGGCCGGCGGCAGCGGGAGTAGTAGCACCGCCGTTGATCTGCGAGAAGTGCAATCGCCACGCACGCTTGTAACCGGTCGCCCCGCCTTTGAATTGATAGGAACTGTGCGTCCCGAACGGATTGCGCGGTGAACCGCTGAATTTCTGAATCACGTCGTAAATAAACTCTGCCCCGCGCGACTCGTTTGAGGCCGGAGTGAACTCCTGTCCGTTGTGCGCCTTGCAGTGCGCCCGCGCCTCGTCTACTGACCAGTCGTCTTTCGGATAACGGTACGCCTGCTCGGTCATTTCGTCCTCGCCGCGCAGTTTGCCCATGATGACAGCATACGGCTTGCCCTCATGTTCGCGGCTGACGCGGCGGAACGAATCGTCCTCAAAATCGCCGGGATCGCGCAGGCGGCAAGCGTGCTCATTGGGGAAGGGACGCAGTATAACGTCTTTCTCGTCTGTGTTGCAATCAGTGCACGATCCCTCCGGCATGCCGTCATCCAGCGCCTTTACCGCCAGCCGAAGGGCCGTCTGGTTCGCAGGCACGGGGACGAGACTCCACTCCAAAAGCTCCCAGTCTACATAATTCCGCCCGCCCTCTTCGTTATCCTCGGCGCGGGTCGGGTTGAACCCGATGCTCGCCGTGCGAATCCAACCGCCGTTCCAGAGTAATAGCACGATGTTTTGTGGATCGTGTTCATTGGCGGCGGGACGCAACTCGAAATCGGCCTCAATGCCATGCTCGGTGATGGTGAGCGAGTTGGTCTTGCCAATCGTGGCCCACGGCTCGCGGTAGTTATGCGCGAACTGGACTACTGGATTAGCCAGATAGTTGTCAACCCGTGCGCCAGATGGGAAAACACGATCACGGTCACGGTCAAGCACGTCGGTGTTGATTACAATACGCCCGCCATCTTTGCGCCGCTCCGTGACCTCAATGTCAAATGCCTTGCGGATCATCGTGTCGCCTCCTGCTCTCGCCTGATGATTATCGTGTTTTTCTGCCAGACGAAACGGGCGCGGCGTCGCTGTTTACGTTTATCTCGATCTTTCTTGGCGCTCATTACATACAACCTCCTACAGTATTAGTTCCACTACCAATCGCCGAATGTCTGGCTCTTCATCAATGTCATCCGAAATCACCTTGAACTTTGAGTTGCGCGGCAAAAGCAATTCAGACTCCCCCCTCTGCCAACCCGCCACTTGCCAGCGCTCCATGTTCAGTGCCCGCGTTCCGGCCGGTACTCGGATTTCAATGATGACGCCATCAGCGTGTGCCGTCGCCACTCGCTCTGACAAACTTGTGGATACAAATGCTTGATCTTCTATTGTCGCCCCGATTAGATTTTCTTCCTCAAAAACAGACCAGTCAGCACCGCGATATGTTATCACCGGCTCAGCCAATCTCGATTTGTCCAGCGCCGCGTCTATAATCTCTACCCTATCGTCTTCTGAGTAACCGGCATCGCGCAGATCGCTATTGAGATCATAAAAACCATCTTCTTTATACCACTTGAGCGCTTCGTTTTCTTCGTCACTCAGTGGGGGATTGATACCGTTCTGTTCCGACAGCCACTCGTTGGCCTCATCCTGCGAAGCGAAACGACGCGGCTCTGTCGGCGAAGGAGCAGGCTCTGTTGCTGCAGGTCGGGGCTTTTCCAATACCACCGGCGCAGTCGTGCACCGGCAATTGATAATGTTCTCCAGGCTGCCCTTTGGATCGCCAGGGTAGGACAGCCGTTCGCCGCCCACCTCAAAGTCGGAGTTCAGCGGCACTACCTGCCCATGCGCTTCGGCGTGCGCGTCACGCGTGCGATCATCCAGCGCGGCCAGCCAGCGCTTTTTCTCCACGACGCCGCTCTGTCGATAGCCTTCCAGCGTACCCTTATTCGCCGCCTTGCCCATCTCAGTACGGGCGATGCGCTCGGTCTCTGTGTCTGATTTGCGGACGTTGAACACCTCGCTAATCCGGTCGTGGATTTCGCGCTGGACCCGGGCCGTGTCCCATCCGCCCTCATCGGCCTCCAACAGGATGCGCCGCAATTCGTCCGCGATGCGCGATTGCGTGGTTTCGTTAATGTCTTTGGCGAATCGGATCGGCATCGTTTTGATGGCCTCAGCCACCAGTGGATCACGCAGGTTGAAATCAATCGCGCTTGCCAGGTCGTCCAACGTACCCGCGCCTGCTATCCGAATCATATCGGTGAAAAATCGGCGGTAGAATTCGGCCAGTGCTTCATCCTCTGACGCCCAGTCCAACAAATCATCTGGCGTGACCGGTATCCAGCCCTCCTGTTTGCGTCGCTCGTCGTCGGAGTCTATGAGTTTGATCTTTTCCGCCCAGTCCGCCGCCTTGCCTTCGCGCAGCACACGCAATGCCTCCAATTGCTGGCGTTGGAAATCTTTTTTGAGCTGGCGTCGCATGGCTTGGACCAGCGGCTCGGTGCGGGCAACAAATCGCTTCCAGGTCGCGACGTGGCGCGGTGAACCGTAGGCCCACGTCGTATCTGCGTCCTTGACAACCTGCCGCGTCACCGCAGTCTTGCCGTCGCCCTCAATGGTGGGGGCCGAACCAACCGACAGCATTCCCATTGGCACATAGGCCACATCGCCGCCAGGGACAGGCCCGACGCCCAATCCCAATCGCTTGTCCAGTGTGTTAAACGGAACGCCCAATGACCACAGCTTCGTGGCCACCTCCGCCTTCGGCGTAATCTCCTCTTGCAATACGCCGACGCCTGAGAAGTCGGTGGCAATGCGTTCGCCAGGTTTGAGCATGGGGCGCGTGCGGGTAAAAAAGCTAGTCAACACCGTATCACGCCGCAACGCCAACGGCTTGAGCGTGAGCGTCCAGAAGACCTTGAGGGCCTGGGCGAAATTCTCGTATGTGTCCCGGCCCCAGCCCATGATTTCGTCGGGCACACCGAAAAGTGCACCCACCTCATCGCGGCTCATCCGCCGCTGGTCAAGCCACTCAATGTCCTTCGGCGGGAATGAGAACGGCTTGATGTCAGTGATGCCCTCCTCCAGTACAATCGGCTTGTGCCAGTTATCCGCCCCACCGAATTTGTCTGTTAGCCGATTCTCCAACTCCTCACGCTCGCCAGGCGTGATGCCCTGCGGCGCAATGAGGGCGTAATCGGGCCTTGCACCGCGCTTTAGAAACGCCTTGCTCCACGCCTGTGCAAAAATGTCTATGATGATTCCGTGGCGCACCGCCGAGATTGGGGCCAGCCCGCGCCACGGGTTGAGCGGGTTGTAAAAGAGCGCGTGGATCATCTCCTCCGGCTTGTATGTCTCTTCGCCAAACGTGTATCCGGCCGGCGCAGGGTACAGCGGGCGGGCCTTGTCGGGGATCACACCCACCTTGTCAGGTCGGCGTGGCCAGACCTCCACGGGTTCGCCACGCGAATTGGGCACTAGCTCCAGAAACGATTCGCCGCCCAGCAGCATGTGCACGCACCATTGTTGCCACAAATCGATGGCGGACATACGGTCGTTGACGTAGGCAAAAAGCCGTGTTAACACGTGCTCTGGCAGCGGCTCGCCGTCGGTGTTCACCACTCGGAGCGGCAGCGGGGCGAAATTCTCTGCTATCTTCGCCACGGCCTTGTGCACCCATACGTAGACACCGTAAACTTTGGCGTAGTCGCTATAGCCGGACAGTTCGTCTGCGTTCTGCTCTCCGCTCCACGAACGCCAGACGTGCTCACGGTAGCGCAAGTCGGGTCGGTGCGAGATTGCCTTCTGTGCCAGTCGCTGGCTAATCCGTGTTGAAAGACTCACTCGCCCCTACTCCATCTGCCCCCGCGCTTGCCGTCGTCATATCCGAGTGCGATGGCCGCCCGACACCACGTTAGCGCTCTCGCCACGATGCCGAGCAGCCAGCCAACGCCGTAGAATGGGAATGCTATTACGTCCGTAACTGCTGATTTCATGCTTGCTCCAACAAAAAAGGGCTACGCTCTTGATTGAGCGTAGCCCCGTGTGTCTCTGTTCCAGAGGCCCTGCCGCTAGTGTTGCAGCGGAATGTTCAATTATATAAAAACGGTCTATTTCAGCTTATTCGCTGGGGGTCGGTATAATGGTTTGCCTTATATCTTTTCCCACTCGCTCCACCTTCGCCCCCGCCGCGTTGGGCAGCAGCGCCAGCATCCACGCGCCCCGAACCTTCGTCAGTACCACGATGTAGGTTCGGTCGTCCGGCAACGCCTGCAAACGCCGCGCCACCTTGACGGCCGGCGGGGAGAGGTCAGGCGGATTGCGCGTGTCTATAATCGCTTTCCCCCTCTCAGCCAGA